CTTTGTCGGCGAGCTGTTGCTGCAGCACCAGGTTTCCCGCTCCGCGCACGAGGCCGTACGCGATGGCCGCCGGCTGGTTGAGGAAGGCCGTTGTCAGGTCGAAGCTGAGCGCGCTTGCTGCCATGGCTAGAGCACAATCCTGCCTTTGCCGATACGATGAGGGTCGCCACCCGGGCCACTGCCGGAGCCCGGCTGAACGCCGTGGCTGCCCGGCACCCTCGTCACTTGAGCTTGCAGATGGATGATCCCGCTGAAGCGCTCGAGCACGCCGCGGGCGTTGCAGCTCGCGCGATCCTTGTCGCAGCTTTTGTAGATGACCACAAACATGCTGGTCGCGTCGGGCGTAGTCGACCATGAAGGGCTCACCGTGAACGCCGTCGCGGTGTTGCTCACGATGGAGCGGAACTGCCCCGCTCCCATGCCGCTGATGATATAGACGTTCGCGTCCGTATCGCCATTCACGGTACGTGAGAGTCCTGAATTGCCGATGAGGTTTGGCCCGAAGGCGTCCGCAACGGTTGCTCCGACCTTCATGGTTCCCGGTCCCGTAACGATGAACTTGCTCGTCGCGTCCGGAACCGTCGTCCAGTTGGATTTGAGCGTGAACGTCGTCGCGGTGTGCGTCGACACGTAGCGCTCCTGGCCGGCGCCCGTTCCGCTGAGGATCATCACCAGCTCATCTTTATAGAGATCCGGCGTTAGCGTCAGTCCCGCCGCGCCGATCGCACTGGCGCCGAAAATCGTCGCCGTCGTCAGCGGCACGAAGAGCTGCCCGCGGCGATATCCGCATTGCGCGGACGTGAACCGCCAGTGGCAGGTCTGCGTCTGAATCACTCCAGCCGCGGCCTGTTCGTTCGGCTGGAAAAGCTGGAGAATCCGGAAGATCACTTCCTCGCCGTTGACTTCCGGCTCGCTCGCAAAGCCGTGAAACTCGAAGCCCGCCGCATCCAGCGGCATGTACCACCGCCGGCAGATGCAGTACGCGCCTTCGAATTCGCCTGCGGCCAGGAGCGCGGCGACTTCGCGGTCGATCGTGTTTCCGCTCAGATTCTGCAGGTGAAATTCTCCGTAGTCGGCTGAAAGGGACCGCGAGAGCTTCAGTGTGGGGCCGCTCTTCAACCAGGGCTTGTACTGCTGTGCCACTCCCGTCAACCGCGAAAGAAAACTGCCTTCGAAATCGCTCCAGAAATAGTTCGCGCCGGCCGCGGTTTGCACGTCGAGCAGATGAATCCGCGTGAGGGTCCTCGCGCGTTTCGCCAGCTCCGTCGCGAGCCCCGCCGGCAGGCTCCTCACTGCATCACCTCTATCGCATCGTAAGCCACGTATGTGCCCGTTGCTGACGCGTTCTTGTTCCCCGTGCAGCGCAGCTTCACGCGATGCAGCCCAAGCGCGACGTTCGGCGCGCTGAACAGGGCGGCAGTTGGCACCCCATTCGGATGAAGGGCCGGATCGTAGAGGTCCACGGTTCCCTGCATGATCCCGTCGAGTGAAATCTCCACAATCCCAAGGTTGTCCTGCTTCTTGCACCAATATCGGAAACCATAGCCAAAATAGAGGATCTCGGCGATGTCGTTCGTGGTGTTGCTGAACGCCCACCCGCCGCCGTGCGTGTTCGTCTCCGGATTCGCGACTGTCCAGGTGCCCGTGTATTTCACGAGGTCTTCGCCGAAGCCGTTTCGCTCCTCGAGGAACACCGCGTCGCGCGACCAGTTGCTGGGATATTGATACACCGCCAGACCCGGCAGCTCGATGAACCGTCCACGGATGTTGTAGGCGTTGTTGCCGGCAGGCGAGTAGCTGAGCGGGCCGTCGAATCTGCCGCTGAAATAGCGCCCGCGCTCCCAGTCCGCCAGCGTGAAGAAATCGTTTTCGTACTGTCGTTCCCACTGCTGCAGGGAGTGCTTCGTCGTAAGGTCGCGCTTGTTCCACGCAAGATCGTAGATTCGCCCGCGGGCCATCTGCCGCCGCGCGTACGCTTTCCCGCTCATCGCTTGCCAGACACTGCGCATCTCGGGAAGCCCTTCGGTGTATCCCCAATCAAAATTCAGAAGGCTGGTCGCTGAGGGATTCAGAATGTTTTGCTCGCTCATCGCGGTGTCAGATTCTCCCCTCGTTCATGGCCCGGCGAAGCCCCGCAGCGATCGCCCTGTCTCCGCCGTTACGCAGCCAATAGTCCACGCTCTTCGAATCGAGCGCATGAACGTGGACCTGCAGCACTCCGCTCCACGGGCCGCCGCCGTGATTCATCGCGTCCAGCGCGCCCGTTCCGATTCTCCGCACCGCTTCCGGCCTCAGCACGTATTCTCCGGCGTGCAGCACCGCCGGCACTTCTCCGCCGCTAGCATAGTGAAGCGCTCGCGCGCCGAAGAATCCGGGAAAAGGCCGCGCAAGATGGCCGCCGACGAAACCGCCTTCGTGGAACTGCGCAGGCCCGAACGCCACGGCGAGTCTGCGAGTTCGCTCCGCTTCCGTGTCGTTGATGTACTTCTCAGCCGCGTCAACAGGCTGTTCCACGCGCGTATGCGTGTCGCCGCCTAGCTTGTGCATCTGCTGGTGCGCCGTGGTTCGCAGCTGCTCGAGCTGCGAAATCGCGCCGCTTGCGTCGATCTGATGCGTGTTATACGCATCCTCGATTTTCTGGATCTGGTCCTTCACCTGCTTGCCGAGCTGCTCCACAGCGCGCTGCCTTTTTCCGCCGCCGAAAAGGCCTGCGAATAGGCCGATGATCCCGCCGATCAGCGCGCCGATCCCGAGCGTAGCAGCTCCTAGCGCGCCGAGGATCGCGGGGAACGCCGCGATCAGCCCTCCAGTCGTCACAAGGCCGCCGAGAGCCCCGAGCGCAGCGCCACCGAATGGCCCGGCTTTCCCCGCGAGGCCGATGAGTCCTATCCCTCCGCCGATCGCAAGTCCCGCGAGTCCGCCGGCAAGCCCGGCGAGCTTCCCTCCAACGGCCGCGCTCGCGCCCGCGGGCAGGACTCCGCCGCCGCCGATTCCGCCGCCGGCAGACAGCGGCAATGCGGTGAGCCCGAGGTTTCCGAGCTGCGAAGAGGAAAGCACCGTCGGCAAGCTTCCGAGTCCTCCTGCGGCGCTCGACGATCCGCCGAACAGTCCGCCAAGAAGTCCGCCGCCGAAGAGTGTGCCGAGCAGGCCTCCGCCGCTAGATCCTCCGCCGAGAATTCCGGAAAATGGCGCCGTCCCGCCTGGCCCGATCGATTGCGCGCCGCTTCCGCCAAATCCGCCGATTCCGAGAAGACCGCCGAAAAGTCCGCTTAGCAAGCCGCCGCCGCCGAAAGAAAACGCGGAGGCCGTCTGCATCTGGCGAATTCCCAGCAGCCACGAAGCGATCATCTCGAAGACCAGCTTCTTGAAATTGTTGAGGAACCGTCGGCCGATGTTCCCGCTCGTGATGTCGTCGAAGAGGCCTTCGAGCTGATCAGCCAGACTGTCCCGCATCTGCGCGAAGGTCTGCTGCCATACGGCTGAGATCTGCGCGGCCGCCTGCTGCTCAGTGATCGTAGAGTCCTGGAGCTCCTGCTGGATCTCGCGGATCCTCCGTTCCGCATCGACGCGGATCTGCACGTTCGCGCGATCCCACGGCAGCGCCGCGGCCACTGCGGCGTCTTCGTTAAATTGCTGGGTCTGCTCGTTCGCGCGGCGTTCGATCTCGATCCTCTGGCTCTCGAATTGGTATTCGAGAGCGCTCCTACGCTCGTAATAGTTCTTGTCGTCAATGATCTGCCGCTCGTGCAGTACGTCAAGTTCATCCTTCGCGTCCTGCTCCGCCGCGTTGATCGCGTCGATGCCTTTGAGCCGCGACTCGAGGGATTGCTCGGCAAGCCGCCTCGTTCCGTCGTCTTCGTCCCGCGCGATTTTCTGACGCTGGGCCGCGGAGAGCTGCTGTATGGCCGTCAGCTGCCGTTCGAAATTCGCGAAATCGATCTTCCCGCGGTTATATGTTTCCCCGAGGCTGTTCAGGGCCGCGGCCTCCTGAGCGTCAACCAGGCCGATGCCGTCGAGCGCGGCCTGCTCGGCCTGTTCTTCGAGCTTGCGCGTCTGGTCCGCCCAACCGCGCCGGATCAAGAGCCGCCTCTGCGCGGCGTCTTTCTCCATCTCCACAACCTGATTGCTGATGAGGATCTGGCTGTTGACGTCTCCGAAAAGCGCCGCTTCGTTGAATTGGCGGTGCAGCTCTTCGCGCTTGATCGCTAGTTCCTTGTCGATCGCTGTGAGATCGCCCGCGGTCTGCGTAGCGATTTTCAGCGTCAGCTGACGGTTGGTTTGGAGAAGCGCATCTGAACGCGCGGCGTTGTCCTCGAGGCGCTTCGTCTCGTTCTCGCCGAGGATCTGCTGCAGCTGGCGGTTCGATTCGATGATTTTGTTGTACAGATCGCCGATCTGCTGAAGCGCGATGACCGCGAACTGCGCCACGACAGCGACGTTAAAAGCCGTCGCCAGCGCAGGCCCGATGCTTTGCGACTTCGCGATGACCTTTTCGAGCGCGCGAGGCAGCTGTACGCCTGTCACGTTTGCGAAGAGCTGCGCGGCGTCGCGCGCCTGCTCCGTGCGCTTCGTGAGGTCCGTGAACACAACGTTCCCGCGGTCGCCCGAGCGCTTGAGCGACGGCTCCAGCTGGCTCACCTTGGCGTTAAGCTGGTCGACCGATTGGCCCGCATTCTTCGCGTCCACTTCGATGATGATGGAAGCAGTGGCCGGCATCTATCGCCTCGCTCTCGATTCCGCTTCAAACTTGGCGCGTTCGCACGCCTCGCACATGCTCGAAAATCCGCTGTCGTGAAGCGGCCTGCCGCAACCGCGGCAGGGCGGATGGGCCTTGCGGAAGTCGCTTCTCGCTTCGTGAAGCGCACGCAGACCGGCCATTTCCTCAGCGTCTAGGTCCGCAGCGCGAAAGCTCAGTCCCGCCGACATCGGCTGCTCGATCTCCTCCAGGAGAAATCCGAGCCAGATGTAATAGCCTGGAGAAAGCGTGCGCTTCGCCCGAAGGCTGGCGCGCATCGCCTCTGCGTTCGCGGCTCCTTCCGCCAGACGCTCGATCCGCTCGCGCTCCTCCGACTCGAGCGACTCCTCGAGCAGCTCGAGCGCAGCCTGGCGAAGCCCTTCCGCGTCGTGCGGCACGGCAATCACGCCGACTGGTCCTCCATGTCGACTACTGCGGATGCCCCCCGGTCGTTCACCGGGAAAAGCCTCCCCACAGCTGCGACCTTGTGGAATGCGTCCATCTCCTGGGCGATCTGTTCGCGCGAAAGAAGCGGCGCACCGCGCACGCCGTAGCCTTCGGCCGATTCGATCAGCTCGTCATAGAGCCTGACGAGCACGGGATGCGATGAAGGAATCACCGTGACGCCGCGCCGGCTTCCGCCAGCCACGAACGCGCGGCTTTTGGCCTTCAAATAGCGGCGCCGCTGTTCCTCAGAAGGAATGCGAAAGCGGTGAATCAGCCCGCGATATTGTTTCATCGCGCCCGCCTCGGCTTCGTTCCACAGGGCGCTGACCGCCACCGGAATCGTGTCAACCTCGAGCATCGACTCCTCGGCTTCCATGTCCAGCTTCACGTCCGTCAGCACAGCCGACGCTCTCAGGCGGTGGTCCTGCGGGATGCACTCGGGCCAGGACGGAATCTGCGTCGGATCTCGGCCGTCGCGCGTAGCGTAGCCCTCCACTCGGCGCACGGTCTTCGCATACAGGTGCAGCGAAGCGATGTCCGTGTCGATCACATGCGAATATCCGCTTTTCTCCTGCTGGAACTCGGCCACGATGCGCGTGAAGAAGCCTTCCCAGTCCTGCGGTGTGATCTTGCGGAAAATATGGCGGTAGATTTTCCCGCGCGACTGAATGACCGCCACTCTCTCGGGAGCATCAAGCGGCAGCAGTTCTTCCTTGTTCGTTTCTTCCATGAGACGCCTCTTCCGCCCCGCAAGGAGCAGCGATCTGGTGTCTCAGGCTCGGGGCGCGGCGTGGAGTTGCCGCTGTCCCGCTTCGGTCAAGCTCGAAAGCCCTGAGCTTATCTGCTTCCCGGCCAGCTTGTTTGCGCTGGAGAAGCGCCCGTTCCGGGAAAATTCCTAGAGATCTTCAGCCCGCCGTCAGCCAGGTCGCCTGGCCGTTCGTGACGACCATCTGGAACGGCTGATCCGTAGGATAGTTGTTGGCTAGCAGGCCGTTCTCGTCCACTTCGAGGTTGTAAGCCACGAAGTTGCCGTCCGCCGCCGGTCCGCCCTTGAATTTCACATGCGGGAATTTCAGGTTCATCTGCGCGGCCGCGCCGGAGTTGATGTTGATCTGAACTTCCTGCTCCGTCCCATTGATCAGCAGCGTGCGGATGTCATCCACGTCCTTCGCGCTCACCTGCATCTGAAGCCCGAACTTCATGTCGCCGCGACGATGGTAACCCGCGAAGATCCCGCTTCCCGGATGGCGCACGTCTTCCTGCTGCCCATCTATGCTCACGCTCCAGCTGCGCACGCGGTCTTTGATGGAGACGGCCGCGCCCGGCGGTCCGAGAAGGATGTCCGCATCGTTGTTCAGAAGGAAAGTGGGGTTCGTGAGAGCCGGCGTAACGAAAGCGGCGGCATCCGTATGACGCCCGCTGCCGATGAGCTCGACGTCGGCTTGCACTGGACCGATCGCGCTTCCCGAAAACTTTGCGGCGGTGATCGCCAGGTCGTTCAGCTTATATTTCACGTCGGCCGTGTCCTGGATAAACATGCCCGTCACCGGAGAAAGCAGCGTCGAAAGGTCCGGAGTAAAGGTGTGCACATACGGCCCAGTACCGGTGGTCGTCACCTTGCCGAACAGGAATGCCCCGATCCATCCGGCAAGGTAGTCATAGAGCGCCGCGCCGCTCAGGGAAAAGCGCGCGTTCCTGCGGATCTCCGTCCGCACAGACGCCCACGGGAAGCCCTTCGCCAGGCCGGCGTCGGAAAAATATTCCGATTCCGGAAGCGTTGCGAACGCTCCTCCATCGAAGCGCATGCTGTGCGTCAGGCTGGCGTCGAGCAAGGCAGTGCCGTACGTCGTCTCTTTCTTGTCGCTGATCACGATGGCCCGCGCCCGGATCAGCTGCGAATTGAAGCTCATTCCCCGCCTCCTAGATCTTCCGCGCTCGTCCGCGCGGTTGTTTCCTTCGCCAGCTCAAACAGCTTCACGCCGTTCATGCGCGTGTGCTCGAGCCTGCTAGAGAACTCCGCCGCCGGCATGCGCACGCTCTTCCCCGGCTCGAACGCATATTCATAGCTCGCGCCGTGCACGCGCACAGGAGCGATCGCTTCTCCCGCTGCCGTCAGCTTCACGTCCACGAAATCGTCCGCCGTCATTTGCCCTCCTACGTCGTCGCGACCGGAAATTCGATCGCTTCAAAGCTCAGCTCGCAATAGTGGCAAAGCACGTTGCCGACGGTCGCGGCCGTCACGGTGCGCGCCTGTACGGGCGTCGTGTCGACTACCGTGCCATTAAGGTTGCGCTTGGCGCGGAGAGCCGAGCGCACGTCCTCGATCAGGTTCTGGAACGTCTGCTCGCTCGCGTTCTTGTCGCTCACGCTAAGAAATCCCCGGATCACCAGCGTGTGACGCTCTTCCGTAGCCCCTACCGTGCGATCGTGCGAAACCGTCGATTCGCGCGTGATGTCCCAAGCGCGGATCATTCCCGTGGCGTCGTCCTTATACGCGTCGAGAAAATCGCTTTCCGCGCTGACGGCGCGGCGGTAGGCGTTCACCTTCCCGACGTTCGCGATCCCGGCGACGATGCCCTTCACCTCGTTGATGACGTCTGTCAGCATTTAGCTTTTCCCGAGCCCGCGCTTCGCGATCTCCGCGGCGAATGCGGCCTCAAAAATACCTTTGAGCTCGCCCTGGAGCTGGTTCAGCGCGCGCGCGAACATCCCGAAGGCCAGCGTTCCGCGCCGCGCGATCTTGCGCGCAATGAGGAAAGCGATGCTCATCGCCTGCTTCTCGTCGCCGACGTGGAACTTGCGCTTGACCCAGAGAAGAAGCGCGCCGGGCGGCGGAAAATGCGGACCGGTTCCCGCCTCGACATAAGCCGCGTACGCCTCAGCCGGCGGAAACGCTTTGATCTCGACGCGCGTCACGTCTACGGTTCTGACGGGCTCGAATCCGATGCTGTTCAGCAGGATTCCCGTCGACACGGCCGGGCCGCGTCCCAGATAGGGGCTCGCGACATTCTGCTTTACCAGCGCCTCTCCCCGCGCCCCGGCGACGTTCAGCCCGTTGACGACGCCTTGCTGCACTGCCGCGCGCACGTCGGCCGTCGCCTTGTCGAGTCCGCTCACGCGCACGGTCGCCATCTCTTACCTGCTCCCTCTCGGATGCGTCATCCGGTCGAGGCCCGTCCCCTGCGTCTCGTAGAGACTGCCCGTGGCGATGGCCGGCCCTACGCCCGTCCCGGCGTCGCTAGGATCGATGCCCAGGTGCTGGTAATAACGCTTGCGAAGCGCGTTCGCGAGACCCAGGTACTCCTGGCTCTTCGTGCGGTAGTTCACCACGTCCGCGGCAAGCGTCGGGTCTCCCGTCTGGGCGTAGATCCCGGCCAGGGCTTCATAGCAAAGTGCCGCGGAATAGTCGCACACCGCTTCGAAGTCCGGATCCGGAATCGTCGAGCCGTCGTCTTTGTGCCGCGCCGTCCAGGTTACGCGAAGCGTGTCCGTGGCCGCTGGAGTCTCGTAGATCAGCATGATCTTCAAGCCCGAGGGCGTGCGGTAGAGCTGAAAGTCCTCATCGAGCAGAAGCGTCGGAGGAACGCCGCCCAGCGGAAATTCGATCGAGCGGATCGCCGAAAAGCTCTCTTCGAAAACGTCGCTTCCCGAAGAAGGCAGATCGAGAAGCGACGTCCCGTTGCCGGCGACGTCCGTAGCGATCTCCCGCGGCCGGTCCGCGGAATACCGCTGCAGGATCGCCTGCACGAGGAACTTGTCGCGGTCGCCAGCCGGCAGTTTCCCCGCCGCGTCCCGCAGCGCGGTGTCCCGCTGCGCCTGAAATTGATCGAAAGAGTGCATCAGCCCTTCCCGCGTCTTCCGTCAGAAGCCGCGAAGATCAGGTGTTCTTCGCGATGCCGGACAGATCCACGGTCAGATCCGCGGAAGCCGTCCCGGGAATCGCGGTCACGTCCACGCGGAAGACATCGCCGGCGACGAAGTCGTGCCCGCCAGGCTCTCCCGCGCCGGAAGGTCCGGCGATCGGCACAACGCGCAGCGTCTTTGCCGCGGCGTTGAACGCGATGCTCGCCACCGCCGAAAGGATGGTGACGCCGTTCTTCTTCACGTCCACGCTAGTCTGGCCGGAGGTGGCGCCGATGTTGCCGAGCGACACTTCCACCTCCGTGATCCGGCCCGGGAACTGCGCCTGCCATTCGGCGATGTCGTTCGCGACCGCCTGCGCGCCCGCCTTATGAAGCGTCTTCACGAATCGCAAAGCTGCCGTACTTTCGCTCATTTCTCCCGCCTCTCTTTTTCTTAAAGGCGGAGCCGGATTTGCGCCCGGCTCCGCGTCAGAAGTTTCTGAGTCAGCCCGCGCTCAACCGGACTAGCCGGCCACCACTTCCTTGCCAACGCCGCGGAAGTCGATCGGCTTGCCGCCGAACACGAACTTCACCTTGTACTGCAGCTGATCGTTCGTGAACTGCGTGCCCTGGGTCGGCAGGTTGGCGATGAAGATCTGCGGCGTCTCGTAGCCGTCGAGGAAGCCGATTTCAAGGAACGGAGCCGAAGCCGGGAAGCAGCCGTAGTACCAGTCGGTCACGTCCGTCAGCAGCGGGTTCACGACGATGTTCTCTTCGTTGGCGCCGAACTTCTGATACCAGTTGTTCGTGCCGCTCTGGTTGCGGTTGATCTGCATCGCCGTCGGACGCAGATCGACGGGGATCATGATCCATTCGAGCGGAAGGCCCAGGCGGTTGCCGCTGTCCTTCTCGCTCTGCTTCGCGAGAGCGATCGCGCGAGCGTCGAGCTCGGCCGAGGAGAGCGCCGTCGAGCCGAGATTGTTGTGCGTCGCGTGGAACCACGCCAGTCCGTCCGGATCATAGTTCGGCGGCGTCGTGAAGAACGTGGTCACGAAGCTCGCCAGTGTATGCCGCGCGGCTCGCGCCATGCGGTTCGGAAACTGCGCGATCTTTCCGAGGTCGTCGTTGCGGATGGTTTCCTCGCTGATCGTGAGCAGGCCGCCGCGCTTCGCGATCGTGTAGCTGATCTTCTCGTCGGTGGGCTTCGTCAGCTCCGTGTAGGCCCCGGTTTCCGTCACAGTCGGCAGGTCGCTCAGGTAGCCCATGCGCACGCGGTCCTGCGTCTTGTAGTCGGTGAGCGCGGACGTCACGTACAGCTTCTCGAGGCCGGGTACCACCTGGTACTCGGTGTAGTCCTGCAGGAGCTTCTTCGCCAGCGAGTTCAGCAGGATGTTCGGGAAGTCGGCCGTTCCGATAGCTTCCGACACGCGCAGGAAGCCGCCGCGGTCGAAGTTGAGATCGCGGTCGCCCGTGATCAGCATGTAGGCCTCGCGAAGTCCGCGGAAAGGCCGCACGTTGCGGTCCATCTTCGCTTCCTTCACGCCCAGCATTGCGTCCATCGCCAGCTGGATCTTGTCCTGGCTGTTGCGGCCGACTTCGACCGTGCCGCTGGTCCGGCCGACCGTCTCGTACGCCGCGAAGGACTGCCGCACCTTCGCGATGTAGCTTTCGATCGCCGAGTCGTCCGCCACGACTCCGTTGAAATGTTCGCGCACGAGCGTCTGCGCCGGAATCGGCAGCTTCGATTCGGAAAGCTTCCGTTCGAGCGCCGCCGCGAAGCTCACCTTCTTCGCTTCGTTCAGCGACTCCTGGACCTTTCTCACGACTTCGCCGTCGCGCGCCGCCAGCGCCGCCTTCGAGGCCTCGCGGACCATCTCCGCAGCGGCGTTCGCCGCAGCAGGATCGTTCACCACGGCCGTGCCGATCTTGTCGGCCACCGCTTCGCTGACTCTCGCGAAAAACTCGAAATGCTTGTCCTCCGCGATTCCCTCGAACTCCTTCTCGAGCTCCGAGGCGCGGCCCGCATCAACTCGGCGGAGCGCCTCAAGCACTTTCAGAATGGACTCCCTCATGCTTGCTCCTTTGTGGGCAGCGCCTTTCGGGCCGCCGCCGTCTTTGTCTCCCCTCAACCGCGTCGTACCCGGGGGAGAAACTCTTTTCTTCACTGCGCCGCTCTGCAGCGCGGCGATCTCGCCTGCGACAGCGCGCGAAGCCGCGTAAGGAAGGATCTTTCCTCCCGCTCCCGCTTCTGCACACATGTCGAGGCCGACGTATTTCGCGAGGCGCGTAGCGATCAGCGCCTTCTTTCCGTCCTGAACGCCCGGCTGAAATCCGAAATACGCGAAAATGGAAACGCCGAACAGATCGAGCTTGCCGGCTTCGCGCGCGGCCAGCAGCTTCGCGCGCATTTCCGTCTCCGTCTTCAGCAGGTTCACGGTGCCCACGGCCGCGCCTCCCATCATCCGGCACTGCGAAGTCCATCCCGCCGTCAGATCCGGCATGTCCGCGCCGCTGCCTTCCTCCACGGTAGGATGGCGCCTCCGGAACCGCGCTCCGTTCGCGGCTTCCGCCACCTGCGCGACGACGCTCGCCGGAAAGTAGTGCGGCACGCCGGCCTGCCCGTCAACGCTTCCCTGCGCCCAGCCGGCCTGCATGATCTGCACGGGCCATTCCCAGCCGTCTCCGTCGCCGGCTGCCTCCTTCGCGAGGAAGCGAGCGGATTGCTGCACCGGCACATAGGCCGTCTCCACTTCCTGCGGGTCGCCGAACTTGATTGCATCGTTGTCGTCGGTGTAGCCGATCTGGTAGAGGTCGCCGTCCGGACCGCGCGCGATGACGTAGTCGGGAAAAGTCTCGATCAGGCAGTAGCGCCTATAGCCGTTCACGTCCAGGCCGAACTGGTCGAGCAGCGCCTGGTCGAGCTCCTGCATCTGCTGCTCGTAGGAGTCTCCGTCCGCTTCGCTGGCCTTCAGATTGTGCTGCTCCGCGAAGCCGCTCGCGTCCATGCCGTACTTCTTCGCCAGCGCCAGCAGCTTTCTCGCTACTTTCCCTTTCGCATCCGCGGGAAGATCGGTCTGATCGAAGCGCGCCATCGCGTCCTGCACATGGTTCGCGTCCGCGATCAGCAGATGCCAGGTGCTTGGGTCGTCCGGATTGCCCACATAGGCGAAGTCCGACGCCCCGTAGTCCTTGCCGCCCACGCTCTTCGTTTTTGCCATCGCCGTTTCTCCCCGCTGCGGATGCCTCGAAAGGCTCTAGGGCTTCGCCGCGCCGGCGTCGCTCTTCTTCGCGTCGCTCTTCTTCCCGCCGTCCTTTTCCGCGGCCGTTTCGGGCGCTCGCACCTCGCGAACGTCGAAGTAGTATTTCTTGCCGTCGATCGTCACCACGCAGAATTTCCCGTTCGGAGCGTTTCCGCGGTAGAGCACCCTGAAGTCTTCGAGCGCAATGGCTTCTTCGTAGCTCGAAGGCTCTTCCACGCGGAGCACGCGGTTCGCTTCTCGCGTCGCCACGGCGCGCTGCGTGATTTCATCGCCGGGATGATCGACCTGCGCCTGCTTGAACGCTTTCGCCCAGTCGCTGCGCCACCTCGCCTGTCTCTCCGCATCGAATCCAGGCAGGCTCGGAGCAGCGGGAATTTGGACCTTTTCGCCATTCATCGTTTTTTCCATCCTTCTCCCGGCTATCCGGCCGGGGCGGGAATCTCCTCTTAGCTCACCGATGCGGACAGCCCCAGGTTCTTGAGCAGCCGCTTTTGCGATTCGCTCGGCTGCAGCATGTCCTTGCTCACTTCGGGAATCAGCAGGCAATGGCAGTTGATGGTGTTCTCGGGCGAGCCGTTCGGATCCCGCGGGTACATCAGCTGCTCCCCTCCCACGTCGAAAGGCTCTGCGACGTCCCGCACCTGGCCGTCCGCCTGCAAATGCGCGAAGCGCGGAACGCGCGCGATCGGCACATGCGCCCACTTCTTCATGATTCCGGGGAGCTGCCCGCTCAAGTCCTCGAGCCGGTCCTGCGCGGCCATCGAATGCACTCGCAGGATTTCGTTGGTCGCGATCATCGTCGCGCGCTCGCCGATGGGAGAGAAAAGGCCGCTGAATTCCTTGCCGCCGTCGATCGCGCGCCCGACCTGCTCGATAATGTCTCCGACGGACTGGCCGCCAAGGAACGCCCGCTGGATCGCCGCGTTCAGCTTTCCCGCCGCGTCTTTCGTAAGCCCGGAAATTAAGTCGGCGGTGTAGCCCTGCGCGATCGCCAGCACCGAACTCGAAAGCCCGGCGAAGCTGGGAGTGGGAAGCCCTGCCGCGGCCAGCGGCTGATCGATTTGTGCCTGGCCAAGTTGATAGGCTCGCGATTCATCCGACTTGACCTGCTGCGTTAGCTTTTCGCGAAACTGTTCGAGCGCGCGGTCGATCTCGAGAGCCAATGCGCGCGCTTGCGCGCCCTGGAAGCTCTTCGGATCGAGCGAGGAGATTTCTCCGACGATCTTCTTTCGCGCTTCCTCGAGGAGCTCGATCACGCTCTTCCGCACCGCGGGAGAAAGCAGCCGCGCCTCGCGCATCAGCTCCCGCACCTTCGCTCCGAATTGTTCCTTCGCGCCCATCCGTCTCACTGCACCATGTCCGTCTGCTTCTGCGCCTGCTGCAAAGCGTCGGCGAGATTTTTCTGGGGATTGAGCGCGTCCTGCTGATTCGCGTCGCGCTCCTGCCTCTCCTTCTGCGCCATGTCGTATTCGTCCTGGTCCACATCCACTCCCACCTGCGTCAAGAGCGCATGCACTGCCCGCGCCGCCGTCACCCCGCGGATGTAGCCGCGGTCCTCCGCCTGGGCCACCGACGTCGTGATCGTCTGCAGCGCCGTCGCCGAGGCCGCAATGTCCTTCACGCTCAGGTCCGGAACCTGCAGCGTCCACCTGGCGTCGGCACTCTCCGCGATCACGCCATGCTGCTTCGCCTGGTCGATGACGAAATCCACGATTGCGCTCACGACGCGCTTCATGGCGTTCTGCTTGTTCGTCAGCATCTTTCCCGTCGGCCCGGCCATCTCCTCGGCTGTCGCGCGGTTTGCGTCCACGGGATCCGCGAAAAACCACGCTGGCAGTCCAGCTCCGCCCATGCCGTAGAGCTTTACGACGCGCGCGGCTTCGCTCATGTCCGCGCCCTTGAGGTCCGGCGTGCGCGCCTCAATGTCCACCTGGTCGTTCGTGACCTGCACTCCGCCCTGCCGCGGCGGCGACTTCACCACTTTCTTCTTGAGGGCCTCCACTTGCTCTTCCGTCGCGCCTTTGACGACGTAGTGCCAAACGAAGGAATTCAAGAAGCGCACGCGGTCCGCAAAGTCGAAGACCATCTGGTCGAACACATCGATCCAGTCGGCCAGAGAGAAGAGCTCCGAAATTCCGCGCGAAGCCGCTTTTGCCTTGTTGATCGCGAAGTAGAAGCAGTCGCCCGTCAGCTTGCCGAACGTCGGCGACTGCGGATCGTCGTCGCGCTGGATGATGCGCAGCCTCCGCCCTTCCGCTTCGCCGATGCGCTGGCGCAGCCGAACCGCGGCGGGCATGGTGATCTCGTCGGAGAGCTGCGTCTGCATGGTCGCGAATTCCACATACTCGATTTCCTGCGGGTCGATGTAGCCGAGCTTCACGAATCCGTCCACCGGATTCACCGCCACAGGAATGCACAGCTCGCCGAACACGAGCAGCTCCTGGCATAGCGATTCGATGTTCTCATCCATCTTGTTAGCCGGGTCGTTCCAGAACCTGTCGACCAGCTGCTGGACGTCCGGATCTTCCGCGACCGCTTTGAAGCCTTCTCCGACTACGTAGTCGACCATCACGCGCACGATCCGCTTCCCGAACGGCGTGGTCACGGAAAGGTAAAAGCAGACCTGCTGCATGCGCAGCTGCATCAGCGGATTGAGGTCGCGGGCCACCGAGGGAGAAGTGATTCTCCGGAAGCGCGGATCCTCGGAGTCGCCCGCAGTGAGCGCGAAGAGCTCGGGAGAGATCGCTTCCTTCGTGAGAGCGCTAGCGTCCGCCTGGCGCAGCGCTTCCGCCTGTCTCGCCTCGCGCATGATTTGGCTGAAGCTCAGCTCCACAAGCTTCTCCTGCGGGCCGCCTCGACGAGCTCGCCGTATTCTTTCTGGCCAGCCGCTTCACGCAGCTGAATCTGCGCAAACGCGCGGCTCATAATCCCGCGCGGCTGACCCGCCCTTCTTTGCCCGAACCGCGCGGCGCCCTCGTTTTCCGCCATGCCGGAGAAAGCCGCGGGCGTCGCCTGCGTCGCGGCCAGATCCGCAAGCGCCTTCGCCCAGAAAGAATCCGCGTGCGCGTAAGCCTTCTTCTTTTTCGCGCCGGCCACGGCCGTCTCGATCTCGATCCGCGGCGCGTCGAACCGGATCGCGCCTCCTGAATATTCCTTCTTGATCGCCTGCAGCTCCTGCCGGATTTCGAGATCATGCGGGATGCGATTCAGCGCACGCTCGAAGCGCTGCTTCATCCGCACAGCCATGTCGATCTTGATCTTCACCATCCCTGCCTGCGTTCCGTACGCGGCGGGAAGGTTCTCGCCGGCCGGCACGCTCCCGCCGAAATTCACGCCCATCACTTTTCCCGGGCATTCTGCGGCGAGAAACTCGAAAAGCCCGAGTCCGATGCCGGTCGAGTCCATCGCCGTCCGCGTCGCCATTCGAACCAAAGGCAGCAGCATCCGCGCCTGGTCGTTCCCGAACTTCGCGCCTTCCGGGGTGAAGAAAGGCACGTTATGCATGCGCTTCACCGCGCGCGTCCAGGCCACGTCGCCGACGGCCTCGTCGAGCCAGGCCACGGTGCGGTCGCCGTCTCGGCCGACGTCAATGCCGAGGTAGAGGGGACCGCCGGGCACGTATCCCGCCGGCCAATCGAGCGTGGCGCCAGTATCCTCCGCGCGCGCGATCAGCTCGAGGGGCAGCCAGGCGCCGACGGCCTTCAGGAACAGGCAGAGAAATTCCTGGGCGAACGTGTCGTCGTCGCCGCGATAGAGCTCGCGCATGTCCTCCACGCTGATCGGGCAGCCTTCGGCAATCGCCTGGTAGATGTCGATCCAGTGCCAGCTCCACGGGCCGCGCTTTACCGGATTCGTCTCCGGAGCAACTCCCGCATCCAGTCCGAACTCATGGGCGAGGTCATAAAATTTCCCCTGTTCGCCGTTCGGCGTCGAAAGCATCCGCAATTTATGACCGAGCGCGACCTGCCGCGAAGCCGCCGCCCAGATGGCATAGCTGCCCTCATGATGCGCGAACTCGTCGAGCACCACGTTCCCTGGAAAGCCGCGCATCGTGCGCGGATTCGCAGGCAGCGCGAGAATGCGCGCTCCGTTCGGGAAGCGGATCTTCTTCACCTGGATGTCCGTCGCTCCGAGTTCATCGGAGAAGGGCTCGTCCCAAATTTCCGCAGTGGCGTTGATCGCGCGGATGATCTTCCCCGCTCCTTCTTCTACGAACTCCTGCGATCCGGCAGCGCTGTGGCTCCCGATCGTCCAGGTCGTCTGCGGATGCTCGAGGCAGTCGAGCACAGCTTCGCCTGCCGTCGCGAACGAAAAGCCGATCCGCGCGCTCTTCACCGCGCCCTTGAAGCGCGAGCCGTCGTCAATCCACCGCTGCTGATACGGCCGCAGGGGAAGCACTGCCGGGAGACTCCCGGCCGCGTCCTCAGCGCTCGACCGGAGGGAGACCGAGAGCGCGCTCGCGGATCCGGTTGATGTCGTCGATCGTGAGCGCCCGCCCCTTTCCGAGTTTTGCCGCTGCGTCATTCGTCGCTTTTTCCGCTTTCTTCCTCAGCTCCTCGAACTTCTGCTTCGCCAGGTCTATTTTTTCCTTCTCGAGCTCCACGGCCTTCTGCTTCGCCTGAGCCGTGATCAGCTTGCTCATGACGAAGACCAGATTGCCCAGCGCCTTTTCGCGCTGCGCGGCCTCGCCCGCTTCCATCACGGCGAAGACTTCGCTCGTAAGAGCATTCAGCGCCGCTTCCGGAAGCCGCTCGAATCCCTTCGCCGCGAACGCTGCGGCGATCGCGCGCGAGCGTTCCGCTTGCTCCATCACCTCGCGCCGCACCTGGTCGACGCGCAGGTCGTACCAGCGATGCACTGTCATCACCGGCAAACGCTCGCCGGCCTTCTGTGAAGCTCGCTCTGCTGTTTCTTCCCACGTTTTTCCCGCTGCCCGCGCCGCCAGAATCTCGTCGCGCACTTCCTGCGGCAGACTGTCGATGCGCAGCGGCTGCCGAACTTTCCGCGCTTCCCCAGTGCGCGGCCGGCGATAACCTTCTTTGTGCTCGCCCTGCATTCATTCCACATCCACTGCGGGATCCGCCGTCGTCCCTTCGACGATGTCTCTGCCCTTCGGCGTGATCTGGATCTTGCGGATCGCCACGCTGCCGCGCGTCCGGTCGCGCTCCTGCTCGAAATTGAGCAGCCCGCGCTCCTTCAAGTCCTGCAGCAGCTCGCGCGTGAGGTTCACGTAAGCGTCGAACTGCAAGCGCTCGAGCACGCCCGTCAGAGTCACGTCGTCCAGCCGGTGCTTCTGCGCCTCGTGGTTTTCGTACACGAGCCGCAGGATCATTCCGCGAAGCCGGCGCTTAAGCTGGGGATCCGCCGCCATGCGTCATCTCCCGAAGGTGCTTCAAAATCTCTTCGCTCTGCCGCGCCAGGTGATTGAGCGTGATCTCCTGCTCACGCGCCCTCTGGTCGTCCCGCGAGACGAGATCTCCCACGCTCGCCGCCAGTTTTTCCTGCGCGGCCACATGCCGCGCCTGCATGGCGTTGAAGTCGCGGAACTCTTTGCGGAAGAGCACCATTCCCGCCATCAGCGCCGAAAAATAAAGAAATCCGCCGTTCAGCAGCTGCGCCAGCAGCTCAGGGTGCGCCGCGATCGCTCTCACCGCGACGACCGCCACGGTCGCGCCGCTTCCAAGTCCCAGGCCGGCGATGGCCCACTCCGCCTTTCCGTATCGCCCTTTGGCGGAGAGCTCAGCCATTCGTCCCCTTCCCCGCCGACGCGAGCAGCTCCGTCT